AATAGGTTGTTGAGTATTATTAGAAGCAGTTGTTCTGTTATTAGTATTTGTAGGTTCTTGATATCCACCTTCACCTCCACTACCTCCACTAAACATACCTGATAAGCCAGCAAACGCTGCTACTGCTGCTATACCACCAATAATAAATGGTGTTGCTGCTCCTAATGACATAGCTTCTGCTGATACAATAGCAGCTGCTGCTTGTTCTTGTGTTAGTAAACCTAAAGTTTGATATATAGGAATTTGTGTTAATAATTGTGCCTTTTGTATACCTAATTGAGCATTTAATGCTACCATTTGACCTACTGAAGTCATTATACCAGTAACAATTTTAAATGTCATTATACCTCCAATAATACCAACTAAATTTTTAAATCCTCCTACTAAATCCACAATAGATGTTAATTTATCTATCATCCATACTAATGGACCTTCTGCTATAGCACCAAATGTTTCTAATAGTTTATCAACAGCTAAATTCATTTTATCTTGAGCTGCTAATTCCATTTGTTGAGCTATTAATTCATCTGATGTGTTAGCTCGTCTTAAATCAGCATAAAACTCTTGTTCTTCACCGTTACTAATCATAGCTTTTCTACGTTCATTTAACACGGCTACATTTTTATCTCCAGTTTGAACTAAAAGTTCTTCTAATTTTAATTGTTCTGTTAATTTATCTGCTGTAGTACCTATACCTTCAGCTAATGCTCTTTGTTGTATAACATTTAATTGTTGGAATTCTGATAAACTACCTATTTGATTTCTTAATTCTTTAGCAGCTCCAGCAGCATCACCACGTAATGCTAATTCTCTAGCTGTTTCTAAGTTAATTGCTTTACCTGTTAATAATTCAGCTTTTAATTCATTTTGAATACTAGTTTCAAAATTTAATAATTGATCAGCAGCCGCAGCAGCGTCTTGTAAATTAGTACCTATTTTAGCAGTTTCAACAACAGCTTGAGCTAATAACTCAGGGTTATTTTTATATTGAGCTGATATTTGACCAGATATTTTAGCTACATCAGCTGTTACTTTTCTATTATCTAAATAAATACCTTGTTGTTTACCTAAAGCTAATACTTGATTATTAACAGAATCTTGTATTTGTTTATTTGAGTAACCACTTAATAAAGATAACCTTTGAATTTTAGTAGCTTCTTCAACAGTAAAGCCCATTTCTTTTGTTAAAGACACTTGATCTTGTAGTCTTTCTTTAGAAAGTATAGCTGATGTGCCTAATTCTTTATTAACATCATTAGATGCTTGTAGTAAATTCTTTTGATTTTGAACTATACTAGTACCATATGATGCTAAAGTTCCAGCAGATGCACCAGCGTAAGCGTAACTGTCAGCTAATTGTTTAGCTCCTCTACTGCCTATACCTAATTGCTTACCAGTTTCTACAAAAGCTTTATTTAAACTAAATGCGGCATCTAAAATGCCTGTTAATGTAATTTTACTTAAACCTAATTTAGTTTTAAAATCATCACCTAATTTAACTAGTCCTTTCCAAACAGTACTTTGAGATTTAATGTTTTCTAGTCCTTGTTTATATAGTTGATTTATGTATTCATTTATTGCTTTTTGTCGTTCTTCTTCAGTGGTAACATTTTTAATAGCATTAAATAAATCTCGATGGTTTTTTAAGTAATCTAGTAATTGTTCTTTTTTAGAAGTATTTAACAAATAAAGTTTTAATTGTTCTTTTTCTTCTAATGATAAGTTTTGTTGTAAAGTATTTTGACCTGTTATAATGTCCTCATAAGTAGATAAAGTTTGATTTAGTCGTTCTACAACTAATTGTTGAGTATCTACTTGTTGTTGAGTAATATTATTAAGATTATATTGTAAATCAAATCTAAGTTTATCTAATTTGTTAGTTTGTTCACCTAAATCTCGTCTAGCTATAGCCCCTTGTTTTATAGCATCTTGTAAAGTCTGATATTCTTGGGAGTATAATACCTTGTCTTTTTCTTGTTTAATTAAATCTCTACCAGTATTTAAGTATTCTTTTAAGTTAGTATTATATTCATATAAGGTTTTTCCTATGTCCCCTAAACCTTTCCCTTCACTTATGTCTTTCATTGTAGCTACTAAAGTTTTTAAACTTTCATTTAAAGCATTAGCAGCATCAATAGTTTCTTGGGGTGTAGCCATATCAATAAATATTTAGTTTATTTCTTTATCTTAGAAACAAAATCAGGAATTTTAGTTTTAGACATGTCTGAAGACTGTTTAGATTTATTCATAGCTTCTTTTTCAGCTTCTGCTTTTTTCTTTAAGTACTCATTGATTTTATTAATATGATATCTACGAGTAGTTACAGGCATGTTCCAAACATCTGAGTATATAAATCCTCCTCCTCCGTGGTACACTAAATCGTGTACCTCTTCCATGAATATTAGTTTATATTCCGGCGTCAGGGTAAAGAAAGTTGATATTCATTGGGATATTGACGCCCTCCACAACGTCACCTTTTGAATCAACATACTCAAAACTCATACGCAAGTCAGGTGTAATTTCGTTAATATATTTACGAAGTGACCTAACATCAACAGCTAACATATTGTCTACAAAACCTCGAATTTTTTCTTGGTTTCTGTCTCCATTAATAGCTACAATAGTGTGTTTAAGTCTTGTTGTTACATCAAATGATTCTTGTGGAAATGCTTTCTTTAAACCTTTAAGTTCATCTTGAATGTTTTTATCATCATGTGAATTTAAAAGTTTAAAAGTAACTGTTAATTTAGATGCTGGAAGGATATAATCAAATTCATTAACACCTTTTTTAAATTTAGTTTCATCTATAACTTTATTTTCTAATTTAGACAAATCAATAGTAGTATTTACTTTTTGATTGTGTTTGTCTGTAATTACTACATCATAGTTAGCTCCATATCCTAAAATACGAGCAGCAAACAAAATAGCATTTTTGTCACCTAAAATTAATTCATTGTAGTCAATTTTAGTTACAATCAATGACTGTAGTAATTTGTCGATTACAAGTCCTTTTTCAATAAAGTTAGCATTAGTTAAAATGTCTTCTTCTTTAGCAGACATGTATTTTAACTCAATAGTACCAGATGATAAGGGACTAGATTCGGGATAGACTAAACCTTTAGAAGGCAGTTCAATAACTTCGGTTGGAAATTTAAATTCTGACATATTATAACTTTATGATAAATATGTAGATACAAAAAGAGCTTGACAAAATGCCAAGCTCTCTTGTAAGTATTTGATAATGAATTAGTAATTCAAAATACAGTAATCCATAGAAATTGTCAAGTCGATGTCTTTGGTTTGTTCACCTTGAGCATAATCGCCTTGTCCAAAAGTAGCTACTTTAATGAAAGCACCTTTGATAATCCATTCACCTACTACATCACCTACTGGACCTAATTCAGAAATAGTAATGTCTTTTTTGTAGAAATCTGAATAACCATCACGTCCTGTTACAGATTCATGAGATAAACGAATCCATTCCATTACTACTTGTTCACCAGATGGAGTAACGGGATCCCACAATGTGCAAGTTAAATCAGACCATCTAGCTTTTCCTTTAATTTTACGATACACGTTGATGTGATCAAGTGTAATTTCGTTTAAGTTTACTTCAGGAAATTTAACTTTATGAATCAAATATGCTGGAACACCAGTTACAGTCATTAAAAAGCGGTTAGATACTTTAGGCTCAAATGCTGTGAAAAATATTTCGTTAGAGTTTAATATCGGCATTTTATTTAGTTTTTATTTTGTTCTAGTATAAATATGTTAAGCTCCAAAAGTTACGCCAGTTGGGGTGATATTAAAAGTCAACTGAATGTATTCGATAGTTTTAGTAGGTTGAATATAAACTTGACCAACTAATTGATTACGATCAATTACATCAGATGTGTTATTAGTATCATCCATTACTACTCTGTAAGCATATAAACCTTGACGTTGTTGTACTGCTTCTAAGTATGGATTAACTTGACTCAAGAAATTATTACGAGTAGCTATAGTGTTTTGTTCAAACAATAAAGTTTCAGCAATGTTTCCAATATAACGCTTTAAAGCAATCAACAAACGACGAACGTTTACGCGATCTAAAGATGAAGCTTGAGTTTGAAGTGTTTTTTGTCCATAAGCTACTAAACCAACACCAGGGAAACTAGCAATTGGGTTAACCTTACCAACATATAAAGAATCACGATCTCCAACAGCTAATTTTCTTTCAGCTTGTAATACACCACCTAATCCACCTCTGTTTAAACCAGCAGGAGCAAACCATTCAGCAGCAACTCTATCGTTGAAAGCATACACACCAGGCATAATAGTTGAAGCAGGAACCCAAACTAATTTACCAGAAGCTTGAGACAATACTTGAACCCAAGGCCAGTAAGCAGCAGCATAGTTAGTATTTAAACCAGCAGCTTGGTTAACAACACTACCTACAGTAGCATTATAACCTACTAAGTCAGTGATATAGAAACAATCACCACGGTTTTGAGCTAAAGTAATAAAGCTACTTACAGTTGAAGAATAATCAACTTGAGTAACACCAGGTACTGACAATAAGGTGAAATCATAGTTTTCACTGTTAGCTAATAAATTAGAAGCAATAGTGTAAGCAGCTGAAGACAAACCTTGAGTGTTTGTGCTGTTGATGTTTTCAAATAAGTTAGCAGGTATATCACCAGCTTCTCTACCAGTAGCACCACCAAATGAACCTGAAGCAGCTACAGGAATTGAAGCTGTGTATTGAGATTTAAATGTTCCGTCGTTGTTAAAGTAATTAGGAGTAGGTGTTAATACTGATTTAACTCTCACATAAGCAGAAGCATTATTGTATGAGCCAGATTCTTGAATATAATAGTTGCCTGTAGTGCTATCATAGCTTACAGTTCTTGTTTTGTCTCCAATTACTCTTGATACGAAGTTAGCAGCGTTAGGATCTAAAGACACGTTAGTCCAAGTTTCTAAAACAGAAGGATTGGTTGCTGTGTCATCACCTTGTCTAATAACTACAGTAAACACACCTGAAGATGTGTTAGGTGATTGAATTTCCCATCTAACGTTGTTAGCTGATCCACTTAATAAAGTTCCGTTAGGACCTATAGGTCCAACACTGTTCATTATAGCACCTTGGCTTAGGGTTTCTAATACAAATGTTTCTGTAACACCTGTAGAACCACTAATTTTAGTACCACTAGTTGTAGTAGCTGTGGTGTAAGAACCAGTAACTACGCGAGT